AAGTTCTGTTAAGTTCTGCCATCGTGTAGGTCTTAATTACGTTAGCTGTTCTCCATTCCGTGTGCCAATCGCAAGACTCGCAGCGGCACAAGCAGCGGTGGAAGAAATGTAGTAATTTGCTAAAATTCAATATGTTAGGCGGCGTGCCACGTGTTTACGTAGGTACTCCGCCTAATTTGCATAAGGGAAAAATGTTCATTTTTCACGCTTTATGCACCTTTTTGAATAGTAAAACTTACCAAAACTTACAATACGTGTGTAAAGGAGTACTTACCATCAACTTACCAAATACAACAAACGATTATGGCAATATTTAAGGCAGTAGTCAGAAGACCACGCAAAGATGGATTCTGGCAGGTATATATCAGAGTAGGCGTAGGCGTAAAGGTCGGATATATTACAACTGGCAAGTATGTAACAAGTAAGGGACTTAGTAAGACGAACGAAATTACCGACCCGTATGTGTTGCAATATTGTTCAAGTCTGATCATTGAGTATAATGATAGGCTTAACAGAGTAAACACATCAAGATGGACAGTGAAGCAAGTGGTTGACTTTTTACGCACAATGGACTCTGACTTATGTTTCAGCGAGTACGCACGTAAGCACATTGACAGAATGGTTGACCGAGGGCAGCAACGCAATGCACGCAACTACGAACTTGCCTTACAACATCTTGAACGTTTTGCGGGCACAACCAAAGTCATGTTCTCTGAACTTACTTCTTTGTTTATTAATCAATGGATAAAATCTCTTGAAACAACAAAGCGGGCAAAGGAAATGTACCCTATTTCCATTCGGCAAGTGTTTAAGGCTGCTCTTGTAGAATACAACGACTACGATAACAATCTCATCAGAATTAAATCCAATCCTTGGATGAATGTTGAAATACCAAAGGCGGATAGACCAGAGAAACTCGCTATTACTCCCGAAGCATGTAGAGAGTTTTTCTTTTTCCCTCTTCCCGAGAGCAAGATGGCGCACCCACTTGAAGAGTTAGGACGTGACGTTGCTATGATAGTTATCTGCTTGGCAGGAATTAACACTGTAGATTTATTCCACATGAAGAAGTCTGATTATTACGATGGCATTCTTCACTATCAGAGGGCAAAGACAAAGATGTTTCGCACTGATGGTGCTTATATGGAAATGCGTGTTCCTGCTATTTTGCAGCCTTTATTTGAGAAATACAAAAGCACTGACGAGGATGATGAGCATCTTTTTTGTTTTGCAAAACGGCATACGACATCTGACAGCTTCAGCGCAAATGTAAACATTGGTATTCGACACCTTTGCGAGGCTATGGGAATTGATAAAGATAACGATTATTCTGTTTACACTTTCCGTCACACTTGGGGAACTATAGCACAGAATGATTGTAATGCAAGTATTGAAGAAGTTGCATTTGCAATGAATCATAGTAGCGCTCACAAGGTAACACGAGGCTACATCAAGACAGATTACTCGCCTGCATGGGAACTCAACGAAAAGGTTATTGATTTTATTTTCTTCTCTGATAAACCGTCAAGACGTGAACAAAAACCAAAAGAAGAACGTTTTAAGCTATCATACCGTTACCAAGTACATGGAGAAGCATTTTTTCAAGGACGTAAGTTAGCCGAGATAACTGATGTCGGTTTTAACAACGTTGACGAAGTAATTGCAAAACTTGTCGCACAGCTTCCTGATGACATTCCCAATCGTTCAATGGTTATTTTCAAAATAGAGAACCAAGACAAGAAACAATCTGTTGTTTACGAGCGGATGAAAGGCAAAGGTTTCTAATTCACTTTTCAACCTACAGAAGGACTTTCTTTTGTAGGTTTTCTTTTTTACGTTCATTAACAAAAAGAATGTGCTCCTCGCGTACGTATACGCGCGCGGTAGATGTATATTATTTATTTTACTTTACTTTGTGCACTTTTTTCCGAAGAAATATGTTTCAAGTGGGATTTCTTCCGAAGAAATATGTTTCAAGTGGGATTTCTTCCGAAGAAATGTGTTTCAAGTGGGATTTCTTCCGAAGAAATGTGTTTCAAGTGGGATTTCTTCCGAAGAAATAAATTAACGTTCGTCTACAATAACACTTTAGGGTATAAATATCATATTTTTGAAGCCAAGAAAATGGTATAACTACGACATATAGGGAGTGTTTTATAAATATTTGTAATTAAATTAGTTACAAAGAAAAAGGGGCTATTCTTGCGAACAACCCCCTTTTAACTAAAACAAGTCAATTCAATTAATTCAACAATTCAATAAAAGCGTTTCTATAGTAGTTATTTGTAGATTCTATTTGTCTCCCCCAGACAAAGCGATAAGCCTGTCTTCGATAGTCTTTTTGGTCTCTGTTGCAACGTCGAGGGTTGTTGCCTGTAATTTTGGAGCAATATAAGCTGTAAACTTCTCCATTGCTTGTATGCGCTCTTTAGGTTCAAGACTTGCCAAGTCTTTCTCAAATAAGTCAGAGTCATAGTAATTGCCTGTAACATTTGCAAGAATACTTCTTACTTTTCCCGAAACTTTATTTGGAGTTCCTGCAACACGACCGCCTGTCTTCGCTATTCCTTTAGGTCGTCCTCCTTTTTTCTTTTCTGTAGTCATATTATTTGGTGTATTAAAAGTTAAACTAACCATGCAAAAGTAATGTGTTATTTTCGCAGAAAATAGATAACTTTTAATAGACAACGCAATATGGGATTAATCGGAGCAGCAATTGGTGCCGCAGGTAGTATTTTTGGAGGTATCAGCGCATCAAAAGCAATGAGGAAGATGAAAGCCAATGTAGAGGCGCAGAAAAAAGCCAATCAAGACTGGTTTGACAGACGTTATAACGAAGATGCAACACAGCGTGCAGATGCTCAGCGTATCTTAACTATGACAGAGGAAAGCATTAAGAATCGCAATAGAGCCGCACAGGGAGCAGCTGCCGTGATGGGTGGTACAGAAGAAAGTGCCGCTGTGACAAAGGCAGCAAACGGCAAAGCTCTTTCTGATGCAACCGCACAGATTGCCGTTAATGGTGAACAGAGAAAAGACGCAATCGAAAATCAGTTTCAAGAGCGTGACACTTCGCTTAACAATCAACTCAACGAGATTGAACAGAACAAGGCTAACGCTATTGGGCAAGCTGTTCAAGGTGTTACTGGGGCAGCTGGTAATATTCCATTCTAATTCAAAACGAAGAATATGAGTGCTATAAATGATATTTTAGGTAAGCCTGCCCCTATGTCACAGCCTCCACAACCTGCAAGTCCAGCTATAGGAGTGAAAACGGAAACGGCTTTGGGTGCTGCAGGTGTAGCACAGCAGAGAGCCGAGAATGCTCACTTGATGGAAAATGGAGCTGTGCCGACAATTAAGGAGGGCGGTATTGATAATAGCAATACTGCTCCTTCTATTTCGGCTCCTATTGCCCCTAGCATTGAACAGAGTGTTGCTGCAAAAGGAGAGAATAAAATAATTCCTGCAAAAGCTACAGCACCTACACGTATGTCTTACACTGATATGTTTACGAAGCTCAGTCCGTATCAACCTCCGACACAAGAAGAATTGGAGAATGAACGTAAGAAGGAGAAGCGTGAGAAAGTCTTCTCTGCTATTAGCGACGGCATATCCGCTCTTTCTAACCTGTATTTCACTACAAAATATGCTCCTAACATGTATAGGCATGAGAACTCACAATCTGCTAAGACGGAAAATAAGTGGGAGAAACTGCGTGCAAACAGAGATGCGCAGCAAAATGCGTATATCAGAAATCTTATGGCAGCAAGGCAGGCAGACGACGAAAGAAAGGATAAAGATAGAAATTGGATGCGCCAGCTTGGTATAGATATGTACAATCAGGAGAAAGACGCAGCAGAATTCCAATATAAGAAAGATCGTGATGCAACTAAGGATGATCAATGGAAACAAGATCATGATCAAAAGGATAGCCAATTTGATCAGAGCATGGAGCACAAAGAAAAGGTCTTGGAGGAAAACGAACGTGCACACAAGGCAAATGAGGGATTAAAAGGTGCACAGATAGCAGAAAATGGACGTCATAATAGAGTAAGTGAAGCGCAAGGTGCTGCAAGAATAATGCAAACAGAAAACCATTTCAGAGCGACCCACAATGCTGATGGAACAACAAAGGGATCTAGTTCTGGTTCTAGTTCAAGCAAAGGTACTGGTAAGCAGGAGACTATCAGATTGCATGATGGCAGCGTGCACTCCTACTCGCCTGATAAGAAAGGCGCTATCACGGCTCTTGCACCATCAATGATAAAAAAGGCAAAAGCAGCAGCAGAGCGTTACCGTAAAGCTGGAGACCGCAAGAATGCACAACATTATGCTGCAATAGCAGATGCACTGGAAAAGACAAAGAATCGGGATGGAATAGCTGCAATAATTGTCTCTAATGTTGGCGATTTCCCTTCTATGGATAAAGATATACGCAGTTTAATAGGGGCGACAGGTACTTCTACTGCGGGAGGATTCAATGTGAACAGTTATCGTCGTGGTGCAAAGAAACCTGTAAAGAAAACAACATCATCGACGAATAGACCACCATTAAATTAATGAATTATGTCTAACAAGATAACATACACAATTAAAACTGCTGATGGCAAAGAGCATCAGGTGTCTAAGGAAAATATCGATAAGTATGGTATTCAATCATATGCATCTGCATACAGAGGTGCTACAATTCGTATGCGTGATTCCCAGAAGGGCGATTATGACATACCTTTACAGCATTTCGATCAAGCAAGAAAGCAAGGTCTTCATGCTTTCTCTATTGAGCATACCCCTATTCAGAAGCAGGCTGCACCAAAACCAACTGTACCTACACCTACGCAAACTATAAGTCCTCGACTGAGTACACCACAAGGTCGTAAGCCTCTTTTATCAGATTCATTTGGAAAGGCATCGTACAACTTAAAACCACAGCCCGTAGGTTATAATCTTTCAGAAGAGCATCGCAAGGAAGTTCTTGGAGAGCAGGCTAAGCGTAGTACTAATCCGACAAATCCACACGTACAACGTGCCGTCCAATTAGGTAATGAAGCTAAAGCAAAGCGTGTGGGGCGTGAGCAGAAGCGTTTTGGTAAACCAACAATCGTTAGAGCTTTTGATGATGCCGTACATGGTGATAAGAAAGCTGCAAAGGAGTTGGGTATGCCGCAGGTTATGCAACAGAAGAAAGACGAGATAGATTACATGCAGGCAACAGGAAAAGAATTACGCAACCCTGTTGACGCTGGATTGACATACGATGAAAATGGAGATATAGTTCATTCCATGTTTGCTCCAACGGTAGCACGTGACGAACATGGAAACATCGTTACAAATGATGCAGGAGAGCCACTTGTCGGGGTTTCGTCAGATGAAGCACGTGCAAAAGCATACGGAGATAGTGTACAGACAGGTATCGAGGCGCAACGTGAAAAAGATAAGGTTGATAATCTCTACAAAGATGCCGTTGAGAGTGTAAATGATGCCTTTGACGAGGATTACAAAAAGAAAGAGGCTTTCAGAAAGGAACATCCGTTCTTGGGCGCAGTCAGTGATGCGCTTGAGGGATTTAGCAATCGAGGGAATGCCCTTCAGTATGTTCCAGAAGGTGCCAAGCCAGGGCTTTCCGCCCTTAGCATGATGACAAAGGCTGCACAAATGAAAGAAAACGCAGATAGATATGGAGATGCTGGTACTCTAAGCCGTCTCTATGGTGGTATTATGGCAGGCTTGACGGATGTAAATACATACGACTTTGGAATAACTGACACATTCAACGCAGCTAATCTTTATCGTGCTGCAAAGAACTATGAAGAAGGTAAAGAAACCGCTAAAGACAAGATGCTTCTTGATGCAGCAGCTATTGCCAATAACGTTCAATCAGAAGCCTCTGATAAGCTTGGAGGTGCATTTGGAGCAGGACAGAATCTTGTCGGTACTATTGGGTTCATGGCACAAATGGCTACAAATCCAGCCTCTGGGGTAGGCAAAGAAGCTGCTGCAAGTGTTGCTAAGACTATAGCAAAAAGAGCGTTGCAGAAGTTTGGAAATGGGGCAATAGCAAAAGCCATCACAGGACTTGCTAAGGGGGCTACACGTGTGGGAATGGATGCTGTGGAAGCAGGTGTTGTTACAGGTATGTATAGTCCAACAAAGATTGTAGGCGACTATCTCAATCGAAAAACAGGTGATGTGCAGTCGGATGGTAAGGGCGGTTACATCTTCCAAAACAAGGAATATAGTGATGTAAAGGCACTCGCTAAGGCTATCAATGGTCAGTACGCTGAGAATATCTCTGAAATGTGGGGTGAATATCTACCTGGAATGGGTAAAGTAAATGCAGCTATTGGTCGTGGTGCACGTAAGATTGGCTTAGGAAAGGTTGTTGATGCCTTTGAGCACATGAGCTCGTCTAATTGGGCAAAGACTTGGAAAAATTTCCAAGAGAGAACCAAATGGAACGGAATGGCGGGTGAATACTTTGAGGAGGTTGCAAACAACCTCTACAATGCTGTTACCAATGGAGATATGACACTCGACACAGACCCACACACTGGAGTGTTCAACCCAAAGATTAATCTTGATACGTTCTATAGTGTTGCTCTGATGAGTGGTATAATGAGCGGAGTTAACACAGCAGGTTATGCAAGAGAACGCTACAAGGCACCACACGAGCAGCACAAAGCAGACGCACAAGCACGTTCTGTTTTTGGTGAGCGTTGGGATGAATACAAGAACGCTATTGATAACGCTGATGAAAAGCAGATAGGTAGTGTAATGGAGAAAATTGGCAGTGATAAGTCTTTGTCAAACTCTCAGAAGATTGCAGCCTTACAATATCAATATCGTACAGCTGTTGTGCATGGTGTTAACGCACAAGACACAAAGAATAAGCTGGAGGGTCAATTTAACGCAATGGACGAAGCCTACAGTATGGGCTATAACTTGCAAGATGAAAAGGAACTCAACAATACAGCTATTCTTTATGACGAAGCAAAGAAACAAGCGACAAAAGCTACTGGATGGGGTGAAGATACCCTTGAAAGTATGATAGGCGAAGATGGCGGTGCATCAACTTTAGCCTATATGAAGCATAGTGATGAGTTTAACGACGGACAGCTACAAGCATTTACCGACTATGCCAACGCACGTGCTGCTTATAATGGCATGATTCAGCGTGTGAAAGATGATATTGACACAAAAGTGCATGAAAGCAACCTTGAAGCAGAACAGCGCACTAACCTTGACACAGGCGCTATTCATCCAGCAACGATGAAAGTTGATGATAGACAAGTGTATATTGTCAATGGTAACGTTGTAATGCTCCCTGATGGTAGTGGTGTTGATCATGAACACTCTGATGACTTCGTTGTATTGCGTGATGCCGAGACTGGAGAACTTGAAACAGCAGACCCTTCTGCAATCTTCAAAGTGGATGCACCTATTA